GGTGAACTCGGCGCTGCAGCGGGCGGACGAGCCGGGCGAGTTCGTGGCGTACTGGCGTGGCCGGTTCGGCCGGACCAGCTCGATGACGTCGGCGAAGCGGTACGCCGAGGTGGGCGTGTCGTACTTCAGCGTCGAGCGCTCCGAGTACAGCCGGGTGACCGCCTCGGCCAGGCCGCGCTTGACCGGCTTGGGCAGGGTCCGGCCGAACCGGCCACGCCAGTACGCCACGAACTCGCCCGGCTCGTCCGCCCGCTGCAGCGCCGAGTTCACCAGCTGCCGGCTGCCGGCCAGGCCCGCGTCCAGGCGCGCCTTGACGCCCTCAGCCGCGGCCACCAGCGACGCCGACCGCATGTTCGCGGTGCCGCGCAGCCAGTAGATGAAGTCGGTCATCCACTCGCCGTCCTCGACGGCGACCTGGCGGACCAGGCCGGCGTAGCGGTCGTCGCGGGTCTTCGCCGACTCGTAGAACGTGTCCTCGCCGACCATGTTGGCCACGGCCAGCATGAACAGGTCGCTCTTGGCGTCGCGGCCGAACGCCGGCGCGCCCTAGTGCGTCGCCGCGCCGGGCGCCGCCACCGTCGCGATGGGACCGGTCGTGGTGATCTTCCGACGGTCGATGGTGTTGAACTTGGCCATGAGAAAAGCCCCTTCCCAAACGGGGAGGGGCTTTTCAACCGAATGACGTCGTGGAGGATGCCCGAGAACCAGTCGGACGACGAAAGCGGCGCGTGCCATTTGCGCCCCCAGGACCAGGTCCCAGGCCGAGACTCGAACTCGAAATTTTCTTTTAGCAGAAGAAGTATCGCCGTGCCATCACACCGGAGGTGCGATCAAGAACGTAGCACACCCTTGGGCATCTATGCTCCTGATTTGTAGCGATCCACAGGCTCGAACTGTGCGGTCCATCCTTATGAGGGACGGTGGGCTGCCTTCGCCCGATCGCCATGCACAGCGGAACGGCACTGGAGAGGCCTCGGGGGGAGTCGAACCCCTACCACTCGCTTTGCAGGCGAGGCGCCGCAACCCGCGACGAGCCGGAGCCATGCGGCGTGTCAAACCGCCGAGCGCCCACGGACGGAATTGAACCGCCGACCTCGGCCTTCGGAGGGCCGCGCTCTGTCCAGCTGAGCTACGAGGGCATGGTGCATGCAAAGGGACTCGAACCCCTAGGGCTACTGATTTACAGTCAGCGCTGGACAGCCATCCGTACATGCTTGGGGTGACCGACGGGTGCTGCCCCCGCTACCTCCCGAGTCACAGTCGGGCGCTCTGCTGATGAGCTACGGCCAACGTGCGCATGGAGGGTGTCGAACCCCCGGCCTCCGCTGTGTGAAAGCGGCGCTCTCCCGTTGAGCTACACGCGCGTACGCTCCCTCGGCTGGGGTCGAACCAACGCCACCCGGATTAACAGTCCAGTGCTCTGCCATTAAGCTACGAGGGAATGATCTTGAAGGGCCGACGGGGCTCGAACCCGCACGATGGCCGGCTTGAAAGGCCGGTGACCTAGTCCGCTTGGTCCACGGCCCCAAGGTGTCCAGGGAGGGTGTCGAACCCCCGACCTCCGCGTTGTCGACGCGGCGCTCTCCCGTTGAGCTACCCGGACCTGCTGAAGTGAGCCGCCTCGGACTCGAACCGAGAACCCGCTGGTTAAAAGCCAGCTGCTCTGCGCTGTTGAGCTAACGGCCCGTGCGTGCCCCCGGGCGGAATCGAACCGCCGGCCTGCCGCTTAGGAGGCGGCCGCTCTGTCCGACTGAGCTACGAAGGCATCGTGCGCCACGCGTCGACGTCGCTGGCGTGCTCGCCGCGGTGGCTGTCCGGCATCCGGATCGGAGCGCCGGTGTAGCTGTAGCCGATGACCGACCCGCGCTCGAGGTGCGGGTTGCCGGCCGACTGACCACCGGGGCAGTTGAAGCAGCTGTCCGCGGCGTGCCGGCCGTGCTCGCAGCGGTCCAGGTCCATCAGGATCTGAGCGAGCTGACGGTCGCGCCGCGCGCCGGGGGTCTCGGTCATGAATGCGATCTTACGTACGCCGCCGGAGGATCGAACTCCGCTCCCCGGGTTAAGAGCCCGGTGCTAAGCCACTCAGCTAGCGGCGCATGGCGGAAGATAGACGAGTTGAACGCCGCCGGTTTCCCGGCCCACCGGTTTTCGAGACCGGTTGCAGACCTGTTCCGCGGTATCTTCCTTGGTCTGGTCGACAGGATTTGAACCTGCGGCCTCCGAGTCCCGAACCCGGCGATCTACCAAACTGAGCTACGACCAGACGAGTCGGGATAGCCGGATTTGAACCGACGACCTTCCGGCCCCCAGCCGGACGCGCTGCCAACCTGCGCCATATCCCGTTACGTGCCACCAGCAGGACTCGAACCTGCGACCTCCTGATTCGTAGTCAGGCGCCCTATCCAACTGGGCCATGGCGGCATGGTCTCGACGGGACGAATCGAACGTCCGACCTCAGAGTTATCAGCTCTGCGCTCTAACCGACTGAGCTACGCCGAGATGGCGGAGAGACGGGGATTTGAACCCCGGAGGGATTGCTCCCAACCGCATTAGCAGTGCGGCGCCATAACCAGACTAGGCGATCTCTCCTTGGCGTCACCGACGGGACTCGAACCCGCGATCTCCTCCTTGACAGGGAGGTGAGCACTCCATCTGCTCTGCGGCGACCTGGTGGAGTCAGGCGGAGTTGAACCGCCGGCCTCTGCATTGCGAGTGCAGCGCTCTACCAACTGAGCTATGACCCCATTGTTGCTGCGTGCGCCTGACAGGAATCGAACCTGCACGCGGGTCTCCCCGCACTGGGGCCTGAACCCAGCGTGTCTACCAAACTTCCACCACAGACGCGTGGTGATCCTCGGCGAGGGACGGTGGCGAGAGCCTAGGTTCGCCTGCCTCTTCCCAAAGTTCGCGCCGCCGGCCGTGGCCAGCTGCGCTCTGCGGCGCCGGATCATTCTCCCGGACCGAGGACCAAGAGCCGAAGGGGCGACTTGAACGCCCTACCTGCCGCTTACGAGGCGGCTGCTCTACCAGGTGAGCTACATCGGCGAGTTGCTGCCAGGGGCTGGACTCGAACCAGCGACCTTCTCCTGCGAACCTCACCGGTCTCGAGCCCGGGCTCTGCGCGACCGGCCGGACCACGCGTGAGCATGAGGCGGAGGCGCTCTTCCAGCTGAGCTACCCCGGCACGTTGTCATGTGGCCGGCCCACGCCAGAGGGCCACTTCGGGAGCAGCAACCGGTCGGCGCAGCTTCTGGCGAGCCGCACGGCCGGAATACTCCCTTCAGCGCCCGAAGGCGCACCACATCGCTCCCCATCCAGGATTTGAACCCAGACTCGCTGATCCAGAATCAGCTGTGCTGCCAGTTACACCAACGGGGATCGTCGCGGGCGCCGGAGAGAGGGTCGGCGCCCGCGGTCCTACTTGTGGGCGAGGGACGCCCACGTCGGCGCGCTCACGGTGACGAGCAGCGCCATGCCGGCCTCGGCCGGCGTACGGTCAGCCTTGCGCTGGTTGCACGGCACGCAGGCCGCGACGGTGTTCTTCCAGCTGTTCCGGCCGCCGCGCGAGCGGGGCTGGATGTGGTCGACCGTGCTGGCCGAGCCGCGGCAGTAGCCGCAGCGCCGGCCGTCGCGGGCCATCACGCCGGCGCGGGACCAGCCCGGGCCGGAGGTGTGGCGCCACTTCGTGTAGACGTAGCGCACGAGCCGGACGACCTTCGGCATCGGGAAGACGCCGATCACGCGGTCGGGCTCGAAGTCGTGCAGCTCGGCCACCTGGCGCACGAGCATGCGGATCGCGTGTTGCAGGCTCACCCGGTGCAAAGGACCCAGGTCGGCGTTGACAACGAGGACATCGCTCACCGGGATCACCTCCTTCAAGGTCTCGACGGTGGTGGGCGAGAACGAGCGGCTGACCGGGATCGAACCGGCGACCTCCACCTTGGCAAGGTGGCGCGCTACCAACTGCGCTACAACCGCGAGACGGGACAGCCATTTCCGGGAGACCGTGCGTTGCCTGGCCAGCCCGTACGGCCTCCTTGGACCCCTGCGCGCTTGCTCGCCTGTCCCTACGAGCCAGAGATCCCTTCACCCCACCGCTCCTTGGCCGTTCGCGCGGGCCGGAGGGGTTGCCTTGCGAGCCGACGAGGAGGATCGAACTCCTGACCTCACCCTTACCAAGGGTGTGCTCTGCCAACTGAGCTACGACGGCGAGTTTGGAGCGGACGAGGAGAATCGAACTCCCGTGATCTGTTTGGAAGACAGAGGCTCTGCCATTGAGCTACGTCCGCTTGCGTAGGCACGGTCGGGCTCGAACCGACGTTCTCCTCCTTGAGAGGGAGGTGAGTTTTGCCAACAACTCCACGCGCCCAGGAGCCGCCGCCGGCAGAGATGGCGCTCTGACCAGTCCGGCGACGACGTGCCTGCGGTCCGGATCGAACGGACGACCTCTGGGTTTTCACTCCAGCGCTCTGACCAAATGCTGAGCTACGCAGGCGAGAGTTCCTGTTCAGTCTTCGCGTCCGTTCGGTTTTACCGAACAGGCCTGAGAACTGAACATGAGTGGAGCCTGCGGGAATTGAACCCGCCACCTTCCGCCTGCCAGACGGATGCTCTACCAAATGAGCTAAGGCCCCAGAACCCGCCGGCGTACCGGCGGGCGAACTTCATGCCATTCCACTGTGCAGTTCTCAAGTCGTGCCATGTCCATGCCCGCTGAATGCTCGGGGGACCATACGCAGGGGTGACAGGAATCGAACCTGCGACCTTCGGTTTTGGAGACCGGTGCTCTACCAATTGAGCTACACCCCTATGGCCTGCTTATTCAGTTGTGGCGGAAACGAAAGAGGCCGCCTACCCGAGTTCGGGAGGCGGCCTCTGCGTTCAGTGAGGTCGGGCGCTTTATGGCGCCTCCCGAAGTACGGGCTTGCTGATCTGCTCATCCCGGCGGACGAAGGACGTGGTCCCGAGGGCGCAGGCAGCCGAACCCAGCAGCATGTGCTGCGGGTTCTGTGCGGCATACCAGCGGTTCATCTCGGGGCTCCTCGTCAAGGTCTAGTTGGTGTTGAACCAAAGGTAGGTGATCGTCAAGTCGAGCACAAGCTTTTTCCGGAGAAAGAGCGTAGAGGTGTGTTGCGACGCGCTCAGCCGACCTGCTCCTCGGCGGTCGGAGCCAGCCGCCGGGTGACCTCGTGCCGCAGGTCGAAGCTGTGCCGGCCCGCGCTCGGCGCCGCGGTGATGTCGGTGACGTTGTCGTCGGGGCTGGCCTTGCGCACCAGCGGGATGTCGCCGGTGTTCTCGCCGGGCTTGCGGCGCAGAACCTTGGTCGCGACCTTGAACAGCGTGCCGGTGCCCTGGTCGTAGCCGTCACGCCAGGCCCGGTCACGCTCGAGAGCTGTGCGGTACCACTGGTGGATCCGGCCGCCGGCGTACCCGGCTGACGCCGCGAGCACCACGAGGAAGCAGATGAAGAGGTACATGCGGGCAGAGGTTACTGCGCGCTGATGATCAAGCGTATGGACCGTTCGACCGACCGCCGCTGTGCCAGTCGGTGAGACGAATAAACGAAAAACCCCCCCTCTAGCACTTGCTAGACGAGAGTTTTTGAAGAATCTTGACGCTAGCACTTGCAAGACCGAGTTTTACGGAATTTCCGCACACCCCCTGAGCTGCGATAACACCATTCTGGATCGAGCCCGCGAAAACCCTGGTCTAGCAAATGCCATGCCCGTTTTGACCCATCTAATCCCCTGGTCTAGCAAGTGCTATCCGGGGGTTTATTTGCGCCGCATCGTGGGATGCGGGCGAGATCACGTGTCGTATGAGATGTTGTACGCTGTCTCAAACTCAGGAAGGCGATGGTGACATGGACGTCAGATGGAACGACCCCGACGTGGTGAGCCTGCACGAGCGCTTGGCCGCCTGCATCCAGCAGCAGCTGGAGGACGACCTGACCCGCGAGGGCCGGGTCGCCGACCTGGCGTACTTCGGCAGCCGGGCCGCGACGGAGATCATGCAGGCCGCCCTCTACGTCGACGTCGCGGGCAGTAGCGGCGAGTGGGGGATCTTCTTCGTCGACGACCCGGCGCCGAGCAACAACGTCGTCGTGGGCTGCATGACCTGCGGCGCCACCCAGGGCCAGCTGCACAACCCGGAGCGTTGCCACCGGGTCGGCGTGCAGCGCGGCCTCGACGGGCGGCCGCAGCTGTGAGGAGCCCCTTCGAGAGCGCCTGGGAGATGTACGCCTCGGTGGCCCAGGACGGCCGCCTCGACTTCTTCGGTCCGCTCGGATACGCAATACAGGACCGCGAGGCCAAGGTGGTCGTCCTGGTGCACGTCCAGATCGTCGACGACCCGACGGCCGACGACTACTGGGCCTGGATGGACCTGGGCGCCAGCCAGCCGGCCTGCATCGCCGGTAGCGAGGCGCAGATGACCCGCAAGTTTCTGCTTCAGCAGGAGGGTGCGCCCGGCCCCCGCGAGGAGCAGGCCGCCGGGCAGGGCGAGGTCGTCCGGCTGCGGGTCACGTTCCTGGAGGAGGTCGCGCTGCGCCGCGGCCGCGCCGGCTGGCGCCCCAACATCTCGAGCGCGATGTGAGGAGAACGATCATGGAGAAGCACCTGCGGTTCCTGGACCTCTACCACGCCGGTGAGGTCCGCAGCTCGGAGATCGACGAGTACATCGAGCGGTGGCACGCCAACCAGCTCACCGGCCCGGACAGTCACGTCTCGCTGCACGCCTACCTGGGCATGACCTGGGCGGAATACAGCATGTGGGCCACCCTGGGCGACCTGCCCACCCGCTCGGAGCACGAGATGACCTCCGGCCGCGAGGACCTGGTGTTGTCGCAGTTCCCCGACGACGAGCCGGGCGACCTCACGCCCCTGCGCACCCACGGGCCGCTGCGGTGCCGGCCGACCTGCCCGATCCACTGGCCCAGCGACCACCCGCGCGCCGACTGGCAGCTCGGCTGGGACCCAGAGCAAGGCCTCATCACCCGCGTGTGCGGGCACGGGGACCACCACCCGGACCCTGACGACCAGCAGGTGCGCCTGCACCTCGAGCTGGCCAGGCACGACTGCGACGGCTGCTGCAGGCCGACCATCGACGGCGAGGTCCGCGAGGCGCTGGCTCAGCTGGACGGCACCGCGGAGAGCGCGGTCGCCCTGCTGACCGGCATCCCCCGCGACGAGCTGAGCCGCTACGGCGGCATGAGCCCGAGGCAGTCGTGAGCACCCACCGGCTCGACACCGGCAAGCTGATGCGCGACATCGACAAGGTACGCCGCGCCGGCGCCCCCGACGAGGTCTCGTACCGCCAGATCGCCGACACCATCGGCGTGCGCTCCAGCATGTTCACCCGGCTGGCCCGCGGTGACCGCCCGGACGCCGACTCGTTGTGCTCGTTGCTGATGTGGCTGAATCCGCGCGCCTCGCTGAGCGAGTACACCGTGGCGGGCGGCGGCCGCATGACGCGCCGGCGGAAGGTGGCAATCGCACCCGCTCCGTCGTAGTTGACCGCTACGCTGTTTGACATGTTGAACATCCCGACCCAGCGAGACCCCGACTCCGCCCAGATCTACCAGGCCTGGGCGCAGCACGGTCTCGGCCCCGATTCCGCCGTCGACCTGGGCGACGGCACGAGCATGACGCTGCGCGAACTGCTCGGCGAGACGCAGGAGGAACACGATGACGAGTAAGCCCCGAGCGGTCATCTTCGACGTGGACGGCACCCTGGCGCTGCGCGACGAGACCGACCCGAACGTGCGGGCCTGGTACGACTGGCCGCGGGTCGGCGAGGACAAGCCGAACCCCGCGGTCGTCGAGCTGGCGCACATGGTGGTCAACCAGCAGCACTCCCCCGGCGGCGGCCCGGCCCTGATCGTGATGTCGGGCCGCGACGCGATCTGCCGGCCGGAGACCGACAAGTGGCTGGAAGACCTGGAGATCTTCTACACCGAGTTGCACATGCGCGCGCACAAGGACAACCGCAAGGATTCGATCATCAAGCGGGAGATCTACGAGCGTGACATCGCGCCGCGCTGGGACGTGGCGTGGGTCGTCGACGACCGGCAGCAGGTCGTCGACATGTGGCGCGACGAGCTGGGCCTGACCTGCTTCCAGGTCGCGCCCGGTAACTTCTGACCATGACCGATTCGGATCTGACCAAGATGCAGCTCGACATCCTGCACCTGGAGTCGCAGACCTGGTCGCAGGCGGGCGAGAAGATCAGCGCGTTCAAGAGGCTCTACCCGCACGTGACCGAAACGGGCTACTACCTGGCGCTGCTGGTGATGCTCAGCAAGCCGGCGGCGTACGAGGTCGACGGTCAGCGGTACGCGGCGATGCTGCGCCGGCTGGACGAGACGCAGAAGGCGGAGTTCGCGCGCCGTGTCGGTCTGCGGAGTGTCCCACAGGGGTAGTACGCTGTTGCACATGACGAACACCAGGCGGCTCCCCATGCAATAGAGGTCACCACCAGGGTGACCCCTTGCATGGGGAGCCGATCTTGTCCCGCACCGACAACACCGACCCGCTCTGGGTCCGCGCCATCTGGTGGGAGCCTCACCACTGGCGCTGCGACAAGGCGCCGTACTTCGCCACCGACCATCCCTGTGACCTGCCGCCCGAGCCGATCCGCAACGCCGACTCCGGCGCCCGCTGGCGGCACCGCGGCCGGTGCGTCTGGGAGCCGACCTACGACGGCATCAACACCGGTGGTGGGTGGAGCGCACCGCCGTGGTTCTGCCGGGTCGAGTTCACCTGCCCCGAGCGGCGCCGCGTCCGCGACCAGCTCGTCCGAGCCCGCCAGGAGTACCGGGCCACCGGCGAGGTGGACGTGATCATCGAAACCGCACAGCACCGCCACCGGGCCGACTGGGACTGGTGGTGACGAACCCGCCGGGGCGCCGCGCGCGCCCCGGCGTTCTTCGAGAGGAACCGACATGGGCAAGCCCACCACGCACGTCATCGAGGTCACCGACAAGAGCGGGAGCATGGGCCACCTGGCCGACGACGTGATCGGCGGCTACAACGGCTACCTGGACAGCCTGGAGGGGGACGACGAGGTCCGCTACCGCGTCACCTCGGTGCTGTTCTCCAGCGCGTACAACCGCGAGGACGACGGCTACGACGTGCTCTGCGTCAGCGAGAAGCCCAAGGACGCGCCGCGCCTGAGCCCGACCAACTACCGGCCCGCCGGCGGCACCGCGCTGCTGGACGCGATCGGCCGGGCCATCACGGACTTCGAGAAGAAGACCAAGCTCGGCAAGGACGACCGGGTTCTGCTGGTCGTGCAGACCGACGGTCAGGAGAACTCCTCCCGCGAGTACACCCGGGAGGGGATCAGCAAGATGATCGCCGACCGCGAGGGCACCGGCCAGTGGAGCGCGATCTTCATGGGCGCCGGCCCGGACACCTGGCAGCAGGCCGGCGGGATGGGCTTCTCCACCTCGCTGTCCTACGCCGGCGACTCCAAGGGCGTGGCGTCCTCCTACGAGGGCCTGACCGCCACCAGCCGCTCCTACAGCCGCGGCGCGACCCGCTCGGAGGCCGCGGCCGCGTCGGGCCTGACGGTGGAGACCGACAGCTGATCCGGATTCGGTGACAAGAGGGGGTGTGGTCTCGACAAGACCGCACCCCTTCTTCCATGATCAGCGTTAACGCAGGTAGAAGACCGGGAGGTGATCCAGATGCACGACAGGCGTTAGTCCGGCGGACCGTCCGCCGGCGGCCGAAGGACAGGTCGTCAACATGTCCCGCACCGATGTACACCGCCCCTGGCAGGTTCAGCTCGCTGATCCGCACAACCGACACCTGCTCTACCGCTACCCGGCCTGGCCGTGGCAGATGGAGCTGACGTCGTTCAAGAACCTCGGGTGCGGTTGTCCGCTCTGCACCGGCCACTTCGGCCGCAAGCGGGCTCGCCGCCAGGATCGTCACACCACCCGCCGCGCGCTGCACAACGCCGTGGCTCAGCAGGCCGCTGGAGACCTCGACGAGGATCTGCTGCTGCCCCGCCCGGCCGAGGCCTGGTGACGCTCGTAGGAGCCTGATGAACACCACCACCAACGACGACCCGATGGGCTCGGACTACTGGGCCGAGTTCGAGGGCCGCTTCAAGCAGATCGAGGTGGACCGCAACCGCCGTGACAGCATGTACGGCGGTTGCGACCCCGCCACCTGGGGCTGGCGCCGCCCCACCACCGCTGACCTGCAGGCCGAGCGGGAGCAGGACCATCGGACGCAGTGATCCGATCCCCGGCCGGGGTCGCGATTGCTGTGCTACGGTGTCTCACAAGTCAAACACCAATTGAAGAAGGGACGGCCATGAGCAACAACCCCAGCAGCACGCTCACCAGGCCCATCGTCGACTTCTGCCTCAACCGTCTCGAGCGCGACGGCGAGACCCTGATCTGCACCCGCGTGGACAAGCACGCCGGCCACTGCTGCGACGAGATCGCCGGGCAGTCCTGGACCGACCGCGGCGCCGTCTTCGTCTGCAAGGGGCGCGACCACAGCGCCGAGAAGGGCCTGGCGTGATGACCGTCGCCGAGCGCAGCCGCATGGAGCGCATTGTCGCGGCCGCGCTGGTCGTCCGCGCCGCCACCGACGACCAGCGCCGGGCCGAGGCCGACTACGACATGGCCCTGGCCCTGTCGCTGCTGGGCGGCACCGCGCTGTTCGAGCTGCAGCGCGCCCTCGACCTGGTGCAGACCCGGGTTGCCGAGGAACTGCGGAGCCGGCCGTGAGCGACTCCTTTGTTCATCTTCACACGCACACCGAATACTCGATGCTCGACGGGGCCGCGAAGGTCAAGCCGTTGCTGGCCAAGGCCGTCTCCCTGGGCCAGACCGCGGTAGCCAGCACCGACCACGGCAACGTCTTCAGCCACTACCAGCTGTGGGACGTCGCGCGGAAGATGCGCGAGGAGGACGGCGCTGACATCCGGCCGATCCTGGGCTGCGAGCTGTACGTGGCACCGGCCAGCCGGCACGACAAGAAGAAGATCTACTTCGGCGCCGGCGGCAAGAAGGCCGCGAAGAAGGGCACCGAAGACCTCAAGGACGTCTCCGGTGACGGCGCCTTCACGCACATGACGATGCTGGCCGGCAACGCCCAGGGCCTCCGCGCGCTGTTCGAGGCGACCAGCCGGGCCTCCAAGGAGGGCTTCTACCAGAAGCCGCGCGTCGACGCGGAGCTGATCGCCGAGTGCATCGACAACTGGCCGGGCGCGGTGCTGATCGGTACCACCGGCTGCCCGTCCGGCGCCGTGCAGACCCGGCTCCGGCTGGGCCAGCTGGAGGAGGCCGAGAAGGAGGCCGGCATCTGGCGCGACATCCTCGGCGCCGAGAACTACTTCCTCGAGCTGATGGACCACGGCAACTCCTTCGAGGCGGCCGCCCGCGGCCCGCTGATGGAGCTGGCCGCGCGGATGAACCTGCCCCTGCTGGCGACCAACGACAGCCACTACATCGAGGCCGACCAGGCGGAGATGCACGACGCGCTGCTGTGCGTGCAGATGGGCAACAAGCTGCACGAGACCGACCGGATGAAGTTCGACGGCTCGGGCTACCACCTGCGCGACGCCGCGGAGATGCGCAAGCTGTTCAAGGACCTGCCGGAGGCCTGCGACAACACCCTGGCCATCGCCGAGCGCATCGCCGCCGACGCCTACGACGAGGTGTTCCTGCCGCGCACCGACCTGCTGCCGAAGTTCCCTGTGCCGCAGGGTCACACCGAGGCGACCTACCTGCGCGAGCTGGCCATGGACGGGCTGCGCGAGCGCTACCCGGACCCGGCCGGCCCGGAGGGCGTCACCCAGGAGGCCTGGGACCGGGTGCCCGGCTACGAGCTGCCCGTCCTGGAGAAGGCCGGCTACCCCGGCTACATGCTCACCGTCTGGGACTTCGTCAGCCACGCGCGCGGCAAGAAGATCCGGGTCGGCCCCGGCCGCGGCTCGGCCGCCGGCTCGTGCACCTCGTACGCGCTGGACATCACCACCGTGCCGACGCTGGAGAACGGCCTGCTCTTCGAGCGCTTCGTCAACCCGGAGCGGGTCAGCCCGCCCGACGTCGACGTGGACTTCCCCGAAGAGCACCAGGGCTACATGTTCAAGTACCTGGAGCAGCGCTGGGGCGTCGACAACGTCTGCCGGATCCAGACCCTGGGCACGATCAAGGCGAAGGCCGCGATCAAGGACGCCTGCCGGGTGCTGGACCTGCCGTTCGGCCTCGGCGAGAAGATGAGCAAGCTGTTCCCCAAGGACATCTCCGGCTTCGGCGCCGAGCTGTCCTGCGTCGTCGACCCGGAGCACAAGCGCTACGCCGACGCCGAGGAGTTCCGCACCTTCCTCAACACCGACCAGACCGAGCGCGGCCAGACCGGCCGCAAGCCGACGCCGCCCGCCGAGGGCGACGACCGGCCGCGCAATGCCGCCTGGCAGGTCTACGACCTGGCCTGCGAGCTGGAGGGGCTGATCCGCTCCACCGGCGTGCACGCCTGCGGCATCGTGGTGTCCGGCCAGCCGCTGATGGGTCTGATCCCGCTGGTCTGGTCGACCAAGTACGAGCAGTGGGTGTCGGGCTTCCCGAACGCCGAGGTCCTCGAGCCGATGGGCCTGCTCAAGGTCGACGTGCTCGCGCTGAAGAACCTCGACGTGATCAGCGAGTCGGTCAAGCAGATCGCCGAGCGCCACGGCGTGGACCCGCAGCAGATCGAGGACGCCCTGGTCGCCCTGGACGACCCGGATACCTACGCCGAGCTGCGCAGCGGCCACACCGTCGGGCTCTTCCAGGTGGAGTCCGCGGGCATGGCCAAGCTGCTGGCGCAGATGCGCGCCGACCGCTTCGGCGACATCTCCGCGGGCCTGGCGCTGTACCGGCCCGGCCCGATGAGCGCGGAGGCGCACATCGACTACGCGCTGCGCAAGACCGGCCGGCAGAAGATCAAGCCGATCCACCCGGAGCTGCAGGAGGCTCTGGAGCCGGTGCTGGCCGACACCTACGGGGTGTTCGCCTACCAGGAAGAGATCATGAAGGCCGCCCAGACGGTGGCCGGCTACACCCTGGGCCAGGCGGACATCCTGCGCAAGATCATGGGCAAGAAGAAGCCCGAGCAGCTGGAGAAGGCCCGGCCGCCGTTCTTCGCCGGCATGAAGGAGCAGGGCTACAGCGAGGAGGCCGCCCAGGCGCTCTGGGACGTCTTCGAGCCGTTCAGCGCGTACGCCTTCAACATCAGCCACACCGTGTCCTACGGCTTCATCACCTACGCCACGGCCTGGCTCAAGACGCACTACCCGGCCGAGTTCATGGCGGCCATGCTCACCCGGGCCGAGAAGCCCGAGGACAAGGCGGTGCTGCTCGCCGAGTGCCGGCGCATGGGCATCACCGTGCTGGTGCCCGACGTCAACGAGAGCGGCCACAGCTTCGTGCCGGTCGACGACCGCACCCTGCGCTTCGGCCTGGACGCGGTCAGCGGCCTGGGCTCCAAGGCCATCCCGGGCATCATCGCCGGGCGGGTCGCCGGGCCGTACACCAGCTTCGCCGACTTCCTCGACCGGATCCCGGTGGAGACCTGTGACAAGAAGGCTGTGGCGGCGCTGATCCGCGGCGGCGCCTTCGACTCCCTCGGCCACGCCCGGCGCGCGCTGCTGGAGTGCCACGAGGACGGCGTCGGCGCGCACAAGAACGTCAAGAAGGCCGAGGCGTACGGGCAGTTCGACCTGTTCAGTGCGGTTGAGGAGGTGGAGCTGATCGCGGTCACCGTCCCGGACGTGCCGGAGTGGGACAAGGACATCCGGCTGCAGCTGGAGCGCGAGGCCCTGGGCCTCTACGTCTCCGGTCACCCGCTGGACGACTACGCGCCGGTGCTGGCCGGCAACCGCACGATGACCATCGCCGAGCTGGCCTCGGCCATCTCGATCGAGGAGGACGACGAGGGCAACCGCCGGGTGTCCGACCCGAGCGTCAAGGGCGCGATCCTGGCGGGGCAGATCGTCAGCGTCACCCGGCAGATCGCCAAGACCTCCGGCAAGCCCTACGCGAAGATCGTGCTGGCCGACCTGGACAGCCAGATCGAGATCATGGCGTGGGCGCGCGCGCTCGGCGAGGTCGGCCACGCCCTGATCGAGGACGCCAAGGTCCGGATCAAGGTCAGCCTGTGGGAGCGCGACGAGGGCGAGCCGGCCACCGTCTGCGTCGACGACGTCGCCGAGCTGGACATGGCCCTGACCGGCGACGTGGTCGCCCGCGACACCGGGCCGCGGCCGGTGCGCATCTTCACCGACCCGGACACCTTCACCCGGGAGAAGGCCAACGAGATCCGGGAGATCCTGCTCAACCACCCCGGTGAGCGGCCGCTGCACTTCAAGATCGGCCAGCAGGACTGGGTTCCGGACGGCTGGCTGGTCGACCCCGACGTGGAGTTCCTGATCGAGGTGAAGGGACTTCTCGGCCGAGAATCCGTCCGTCTCTAGTGTCGAACACCCCGATGTCCAAACCGGCTGGTACGCTCTTTGCGACCAGCCGGTTTGCTATCCCGAGGAGCATATTGATGACCACCGACAAGCGGCCCGTGAAGGCCGTGGTCTACGCCGAGGTCTTCACCCGCGAGACCTACTCCGCCCTGGAGATCGAGATCCCTCGTGACGAGTGGGACGCGATGACCCCACGGCAGCGCACGGCGTACCTCGACGATGCCCGTGACGAGCACGCCAACAGCATCCTCGGCACCGGCTGGAGCCTGTCCGGTGAGGACGCCGGCGAGGAAGTGGCATGAGCGAGACTCAGCTGGCCCAGGGCAAGGTTGACGGTGCCCCGATTCACGTCGGCGACTACGTGCTCGTCCGCGGCCTGGTCCGCAAGTCCATCGCCGGCGTGGGCGCGCTGGTCCGGTTCACCTCCAAGACTGAGAACTTCGACGGCTGGATCTGTGAGGACGACCTGCGCTGGCCGCTGGTAGACGGCGACATGCCGCTCGAGCCGGCCGACGGGACGTGGCTCCTGGTCGACGGGAGCCTGAACCCCGACGGCAACCCGAAGATCTTCCGTCGCGACGACGCGGAGGGCCACTGGGACGCCGATCGTCGTTACCAGCAGCACTGGTTCGACGTCGTCGCGCAGGAGTGGATCGACTGGGCCGCGGCCGTCGGCCGGGGTGCCGCCCGAGTAGGCGTGGCCACCATGACCGTCAACGAGGAGTCGGAGTGAGCGACCGATGACCGAGCCGCTGTTCGAGGTCGCCGAGACCTGGACCCACGCCATGGTGACCGCGCACCGCAAGCTGCCCAAGGGCTGCGACGAGTGGCTGCGCCCGGCGATCGCGGCCCGGCTCACCCGGCTGCGCGCGGAGTTCGGCACCGAGACCACCACCAGCGGCATGGCCATCGGCGGCGACATGATGTTCGCCGACGAGGCTCTCAAGCTCGGCTTCCCGCTGACCGCCGCGGTGCCGTTCCCGAGCCAGGCCAACGACGAGTACGGCCCGACCTGGTCGCGCCTGCAGAAGCAGCGCTGGCAGCAGCTGTGCGACCAGGCGGTGTTCGTCAAGCTGGTCAGCGAGACCGACCCGACCACGTTCAAGCAGCGCGTCGCGATGTTGCACGCGCGCAACGACTGGATGCTCGAGCGCAACCAGGTGGTGCTGGCGATCTGGGCGCCGGGCAACCGCCGGGGCGGCACCTACAGCTGCATCGTCAAGGCGGTCAGCGCCGGCAAGCCGGTCATCCTGTTCAACCTGGCCACCAAGGCCGTCACCCGTCCCCGTCCGCAGGACTGGGCGAACTACCTGGGCATCCCCGCCCTGGCGCGCCGCGGCGCGCCGTCGAACCGCTGAGAGGATCCGCCATGCACACCCCTGACCCCACCGAGGTCGGCACCATCGACGAGGCGCACATCCTGGTGCGCTTCCCGAAGACCGAGGACGCCGGCTTCGACATCAAGGTCACCGCGTCGGGCATCGACGGCGCCGACGAGCTGGCCGTCATGCTCCTGCTGGTTCTCGAGCAGGTCACCGGCGTGGACACCGATCTCTACGTCCAGCAGGTCGACACCATCCGTCGCGCCGCCGGCCGTGGCCCGCTGACCGTCGGGGCGCTGCGATGATGATCGACCCCGACGACCTGATCCTGGTGCTGCACGACGGCGCCCGCGCCGCCGACCGCAAGACGCTCAGCGCCGTCCTGGACACCATGGCCGACTCGCTGGCCGACCTCACCGCGCACCGGCGCAACGAGGACATGCGCTACCGGCGTGACGAGATCGAGGACATCTACGTCCGCGGCAGCCGGGAGGCCGGCCGATGAACGCTAGCTACATCCAGGTCGCGCTCGCGGACCTGCAGGACCGGCTGCCCAAGTGCGAGCCGGAGCTGCTGGACCTCTACCTCTCGCTGGTGTTCACCACCGGCTCGGCCACCACGCTGGAGAACGTCCACGACGCTTGGTCGATCTGGAAGAACCGGATCCGCCCGGACCACTGGTCGCTGATCCCGTTCGACGAGCTGTCCGCCGACGTGCAGGTCAAGGACCAGAAGTACGTCGACGCCATCGTTGCGGTCGCCAGGGGGCTGGGCCGATGAGCATGGAGATCCCCGACCTGCCCGGCTTCGTCGACTACTACGGCATGAAGGTCTCCTCGCTCGGCGAGGACGGCGACATGGTGATCCTGGGCCACCACCTGAACACCTACGCGCTCGCGGCCTTCACCGCCTACTCGGTGAACACCCTGGGCCTGCAGGACATCTACGACGGCCTGGTGGCTGATCCCGGCCCGACCGCGGCCGAGGCGATCAAGCACGGCTGGGCCAGCCTGAAGCCCACCTGCGACAACGCCGACGACGAGGACCATGAGGACGACTGCTACGAGTGCATCGAGATCGAGGAGTCGGGGTGGTGGATGGAGATCGGGGAGAAGGAGTTCCCGAACACCTTCCCCGTCACGTATTTCACGCCGTAACCGAGGCGCTGCCGCGCCGTTGATCCGCGAAAGGAACACGATGGACCCCATGCACCAGCTCATGATCACCACCGACGAGATCGAGGCGATGCGCTACTGGCTCGCCGACGACGTCTGGCTCAACTTCGTCGAGGGCACCGTCTTCGCGATGGAGCCGGCCACCGTCCTCGCTCACGTCGAGGCCCACTTCGAGGGCGGCGCCCAGGCCTTCCTCGCCACGCTGCACGCCGAGCTGGAGGTCTGAGTCATGCCGAAGAAGCCCGTGAGCGAGATGGACGAGAACGAGCTGCGTGAGGAGCTGCTGAAGTACCGCATCGCCGACGGCAGCGAGTTCGACCGCGACGGCACCCCGATCCGGACCGGCTCGGTGTGCACCTTCTACGCCGCCACCACCAAGCGGCCGATGCTGCGGGTGCGCGTCGTCGACCTGTGGCCGAACGCGCAGGGGCTGGTCGAGGCCGAGATCCTGGAGGTCCTCGACGAGCACGACCTCTGGCGCAACGAGCGCCGGCTGCACCCGCCGACCGACCAGCTGGTCGTCGAGCAGGGCTGATGCGCGCGGCGGGCCGCTCGTTGCCGCGGGCGGCCCGTCGTGTAACCGGACACGGTCCCGCAGCCCTGTACGAAAAGTCAACTTTTCCCGCGCGCGAAAGCACATAACGAACGAAGGGTCAATAAGAAACTAGGCCACATAGCTTGCTTTTCGACCTTGGCCACTGTCATCATGACTCGCAGCGGCAGCAGTGTATCTGCAGCCAGGACGCCCCCGATCTGTTGATCGCGGGGCGTTTTTGCGTTTCCGGCCCCGGGACGAGAGGCGGCCATGAATCTCGACGCGTACGTCACCCGCGCGCAGGCCTCGCTGGTCACCGGCGTCCGGCCGGACACGATCGGCAAGTGGCACGCCCGCGGCTGGACCGACCCGGACGGTGAGCGCCACACGCTGCGCACCCAGCCCGGCAAGGGCCGCGCCCTGCTCTTCCGCCTCGGCGACATCCTGGCCGCCGACCGCGACACCCGCCTGAACCCGCACGCTCGCCGGCGCTACCTGCCGCCCGCGCTCGTCGCCTGATCCGCCGGCAACCCCCGTGGCCGAATGGATCTGGCCCGACAGCGCGATCACCAGGGTCATCGACGGTGACACCGTCGACGCGACCGTGGTCCGCGACATCGGGTTCGAGGGCAAAGTCAGCTTCCCGGTCCGGCTGCGGCTGAACCGGATCAACACCGAGCCGCTGAAGACCGCCAAGGGCAAGCTCGCCCGGGCGCGCGTGCTCGCACTCACCGCCGGTGTGCGGCTGCAGGTCGTCACCAGCAAGGGCTACAAGTACGGCGCGCCGGAGGGCAAGGCCGGCGAGTGGATGGCCGAGGTCGTCCTGCCCGACGGCAACAACGTCTCCGACCTGCTGGTCGCCGAGCGCCTCGCCACCCACTGGAACGGCCAGGGACCGCGGCCGGACATCATCCCCGACCCGCCCGCTCCGGCTTCGATCCTGGCGGCCTGACGCCGGGGCGGGCGCCCCACCCACAGAACGGACACCCATGGAACTGCTCGGACGTCACCCCGGCACCACGCAGCTGCTCGGCTTCTTCGCCTACGACCACCTGCCGCCGTTCCTGCAGGCCGTCAGCTCGCCGTGCCACGACCTGGCCTTCGACATGGTCACCACGCTGCCGGACGGCCCCGAGCTGACCGCCGGCCTGCGCAAGCTGATCGAGGCCAAGGACTGTTTCGTGCGTCAGGCCCTGGTGGCCAAGCAGGCCGGCGCCGCCGAGATGACGCCCGCCGAGCGATAGACGTTTCACCGCAACAACCCCCACCCCGGTCGAGGCAGGTGGTGTGCCGATGGGCGCCAACCCAGATGACATCGAAGAGGCCGATTCGGCCCCACCTCCTCCCGGGACCAACAAGGTAGAGATCACCGTGGGTGGCCACACCGTGGCCATCGAGTCTGCGGACCCGCTGGCCGATGTCGTCGGCTACGTCATGGGCCTGTTCGAGCAGACCAGCGAACCGGCCCGGCGCATCCCGTTCGGCTTCGACAACACCGGTGGGCAGTTCGAGCGCGCCGAGCCGTACGTCGAGCCCAGCGGCATGGAGAGCTGGGAGGACGACGATGCCCGGCGGTTGGACCGGAACCAGCGCCACGGACCGCAAGACGGAACTACCCGCCGACTGGGAGTCCCGGATCCGGCCGGCCATCATCGCGCGCGACTCTGGCCGATGCCGGTGGATCGAGAACAACGCCCGCTGCGCTGAACGCGGGACCGACGTCGACCACATCAAGGACCCGCTCGACCACTCGCTGGCCAACCTGCGGTTGCTGTGCGCCGCGCACCACCGGCGCCGGACCTCCCGCCAGGGCTACGAGGCCAAGGTCGCCAAGAAGAACCGCAACGTCGAGGCCCACCCCGCGTACAGCTGAGGCCTCTGGAGGCCCAGATGCCCTACACCCCCGACGCCCTGGCCTTCCAGGTCGCCACCGTCGTACTGCCGCCTGTTGCGCCGCGCTCGAGCATGGACGTCACCCTCGTCTGGAAGCAGCCGCTGGCCCACTCGCACTACCAGGTCGGCCTCGCCGCCGAGCTGTTCGGCGGCGACTGCATCGTCAAGACCCAGACCAGCGCCGCGGTACTGGTCACCGTGACGGCCGGCGACCGGCCCATTCGCATGGGCACCCCGCTGACCGCGGCCGCCCTCTTCTACTGAGAGGCCGCCCGTGAACAGCACCCAGCGTTTCGTCGCCGACGGCAAGTGGTACGACGTCGACAACAACCCCGGCGAGCTGCACGACGACCTGCGCCTGGACTACGCGCGGGCCTCCCGCAACGCCGCGCGCCGCCCGTCGGTGCGCCGGCACATGGAGGCCTGCGAGGTCTGCCTGTCGATTGGTGCGGCCACCGCGGCGGCGCCGAAGCCGCTGAGCACTCGCAAGCGGATGAAGCTGGTGATCAACGCCGAGCAGATGCACACGCTGCTGCGGCTGCCGGCCAACTTCGAGATCGTCCACATGTTCGCCCAGCCGGACCCCAACACTGTCTCGGTCATCGTCGCCGGCGAGGGCCTGCCCGAGGTCGACTACTTCACCGAGACGCCCGTTGCGCGGCTCGACGACGTGCCGAGCGCCACCACGCCTTCGGCATCCTAGGATGTCATACGCGATGTGACGTCAAAACGGACATACGCGCGCGATCCCGGTAAAGTCGACCAGAAGCACAAAGATGCCCCGGCAGCGACTCCACTCGCCCCGGGGCTGGACGACCAACTAGGGGTCATCGTGATCGACTTTACTCTGCTGCCCGACCGCCTCCCGCAGACCATGCCGAGGCGCAGCTCGACCTCGAACTGCAGGTCGTTTGGCCAGCTCGACATTCTTGGGATCCGCTATCTGCCGTACACCGAGCAGCAGTTGGCTGCGCGACTTTCGATCTTCAGGGGATGCTGGATCTGCGCGGGTCCGAAGCAGGCCATTGACCACGTCAAGCCCCTCTCGCTGAAGGGCTTGGACGCGCTCTGCAACATCCGCCCCATCTGCCACTCCTGCAACTCCAGCAAGGCGAAGCGCTGGGGACCCAAGCTCTGGGCCTGGCTGCCCAAGCGTCAGGCGCTGTGCGGGCTCACCGGCCGCCAGAAGCTATTCGCCTAGAGCGGTCGGCGCATCCCTGGCGCCGGGAGGGGTCAGAGATGCGCCGATTCCAGCTGCAGCGCCCGGACGTGCCGGTCGGCGTGATTGCCCAGGGCGTCCAGTTCGACGACGGCGGCTGCGCGCTGCGCTGGCTGACCGGCGGCCGCAGCACGGCGCTCTACGCCTGCGTGGAGGCCCTGGTGGCCGACCAGGCCGCGGCCCGGCTGATCTGGCTGGACCCGCCGCCCCGGGCGCGTCAGTACCAGCTGCAGCCCGTCAACGTCACCGCGGACCGTGCTCGCGCGTTGGGCCGGCGGACCGAGATCATCGCCCGCCTGCGGAGGAGCTGACCATGACCGTGCTCGACGAGATCGACGACGACGTCCAGGAAGAGTGCGAGACCGAGTGCGGCTGTGACTTCGTCCAGATCATCTTCGATCAGGGCGAGCGCTTTGAGCTGCACCACGTCATCCCCGACGACGGCGCCCCGCACGTCGAGGACGTCGAGTGCGGATGCAAGCCCGGCATCGAGCGCGTCGAGTACGACCTGATCGTGGTCGACCACAAGGACCAAGACCTGGACCTTCCGCTCGAGACTGAGGACGACCCGTGGCCTCCGACGACAACCGCCTGCGTCACATCCGCGTCCGGGCCGCCTGGGTCATCCTCGTCGTCTCCTTCATCGGCTGGCCGGCCAGCGCCTGGTGGGTCTGGCAGTACAGCGGGAAGTTCGACCCCTTCGAGCAGCTGATGCTCTTCCTGTCCTGCGCCGCGATCTGGCTGGTCGCTGCGGACTTCCTGACCACCGCCCAGGTGCATCGCGACCAGGGCGAGCAGTAGCTACTCGCTCGGCCGGCCGTGGCAGGGGCAGACGCACCGCGAGTCGCACCACTTGCAGGTGGCCGGACGCTTCTCGCCGTTGACGCCGACCATCGCCTGGCAGTGCTCGTGCACTCCGTGAAGGCAGGCTGTCGACAGGTAGACGTGGTTCACCACGGGCGCGTCACTCATGACGAGAACCGTAGCGACCGGCTATCGCGGGCGCTCGGGATGCTGGCGCCGACACTCCGCGGAGAAGCAGATGACGTCGCGGTCCGGCTCGGGCTCCTCGCGGGCGTTGGACGAGAACTGGCTGCGCAACTGGGTCAGCCAGCCGCTGGTGTCGACGTTGTTGCGTCGCAGGTCGAACCACGACAGCGCGACCAGCAGGATCAGCACCAGCCCGGCGGTGCGCACCATTGCCCAGAACGTCCCCTTGGCGGCGGCTTTGGCGACCGGGAGGTTGGCCTTGGCCTGGTCGTAGTTCCTGCGGGCCGCCTGGCCGATGGTCCATCGCACGCCCAGGACGAACAGCACGAGACCAATCACGATCCACAACGGACTGATGTCGAGCGTCATGCGCCTCAGTGTGCGCGCCCGGCCCGGTCCGTGTCACCCGGCGATACCTCACCCACCCAGAGCCCGCGGCCGACACGGCGGCGGGCTCAACCCTTTCCCGACACGGGAGTGATCACCATGGCCAAGACCGGCCCCGCACCGAAGGTCGTCAAGCACGGCCACGGCGGTGGCGAGTGGCAGGACGTCCCCGACGCCCCGTACACCGGCCCCGGCTCCGAGCGCGACCTGCCCGACATCCCGGGCCTGCCCTGGTACGAGACCACCGTCGCCTGGTGGAACATCGTGCGCACGATGCCGCACTGCCGCCTCTGGACGGCCGCCGACTGGATCTTCGCTACGGAGACCGCGGTCCTGAAGAACCAGATCTGGGGCGAGCTGTTCGGCGGCGCGCTGCCGGCCAACCTGCTCTCCGAGGAGCGCCAGCGGCTCGCGCTGCTGGGCATGACGATGGAGCAGCGCCGCAAACTGGGCATTCGGTACGTCGACCCGGCCCTGTTCCCCGACGAGTTCCCCCAGGGCCTTCCTGCTGAGAATCCGTCGGCGCCGCAGGCGTCAGGAAACGTCAAGGACATCACCAAGGCGCCGAGCCGGCGCGCCCGCCTGGCGGGCTGAGCCGTGCCGCGCGTTCTGGTGCGGGCGCCCGGGCATGACCGGCTGCGCTCGCTCGGAGGTTTGGCCTGTGCCTGGATTGAGTATTTCGTCCGGCATGGTCCGGGTGCCGTGCAGGGCATGGAGGTCACCCTCGGCGACGAGTACGCCGGGTTCGTCATGGACGCGTACGCGCTGGGCGAGAACGGCCGGCGCCACTACGACCACTGCTTCCTGAGCCGGCCGAAGGGCACCAACAAGAGCGGCCTGGCCGCCTACATCGCGCTGTACGAGGCGCTGGGACCCTGTCGCTTCGACGGCTTCGCGGAGATCGGCGACTACTACGAGGACCCCTGGGGTCTCGGGTTCGTCTACGAGTACGAGCCGGGCGAGCCCAAGGGCAAGCCAGTGCACGTGCCGATGATCCGGTCGATGGCGACCGAGGAGACGCAGACGTCCAACGTCTACGACACGCTCTTCTTCAACCTGACCGATGACGACTGCCCGCTGAGCCACGTGCCCGGCATTGACCCTGGCCGCACGCGGGTCTACCTGCCCAACGGCGGGTCGATCTTGCCGAGCACCAGCTCGTCGGCGTCGAAGGACGGTGGTAAGGAAACCTTCGTCCCGGCCCCCGCTGGTTCGCCGGCGGGGGCCGGGGCGTGGTGACGCTTCGTTATCTTCGATGAGACCCACCTGTACAACAATCCCGAGCTTCGGCGCGCTTATGCGACCGTGACTCGTAACCTGGTCAAGCTGCGGGGAACCGCTTCTGAGCCCTGGTTCATCGAGACCACGACGATGTTCGCGCCGGGCGAGGACAGCGTCGCGGAGACTACGTTCCGTGAGGCTGAGGCGGTCCGGACCGACAAGAAGAAGCGCGGCCGAATCCGCATTCTTTATGATCACCGCTACGGTGACTGCCCGGACCTGACCAACGAAGAGCAGCTGATCGAGGCGATCAAGGAAGCCTTCGGCGAGGCCATCGAGTGGCAGGACATCCCGTCGATCGTCGACGAGTTCTACTCGCTCAAGGCGGACCCCGCCGACTCGAGGCGCTACTTCCTGAACGCCGAGACGAGTTCGAGTGACACGTGGCTACCGCTACGTGACATCGACGCCTGCAAGGACGCGACGAAGTCGCTGCAGCCGGGCGACGTCGTGACGCTCGGATTCGACGGCTCGATCAACGACGACAGCACCGCCCTGGTCGCCTGCAGGGTGGCCGATGGTCATCTGGAGCTTCTCCACATCGACGAGCGGCCGCCGGATCTGCCGGCGCACAAGGAGTGGTCGGTCGACGAGCCCGCAGTCGACGCCGCGGTGCACCTGGCCTTCGCCACGTACAAGGTCGTCGGCTTCTACTGCGACCCGGCCATGTACGGCAGCTGGATCGCGCAGTGGCACCGGCGCTACGAGCACAAGATGAAGGCGCGCGCGACGGCGGGCAAGCCGCTGGAGTTCCGGGCGAACATCCGGACCCGGATGGCGGCCGCGGTGGAGGCGTTCTACCTGGCGGTGAAGTCCACGGCCAAGGGCGTCGCGACCGGCGACCCGACGCTACAGGTGGTGTCGATCGTGCCCCCGGAGGACCGGGCGGACGACGGCAAGAACCTGCCGCTGGTGCTGCGCAGGCACCTCGCCAACTGCTACGTCCGCAAGACGACCGAGGGCGATCTCCTGCGCAAGGAGCTGCCAAAAAGCCCGCGCAAGATCGACGCCGCGATGAGTGCCGTGCTGGCTTTCCAGGCGCGCACCGACGCAATCAAGGCGGGGGTCCGGACCGGACCCGCGAAGAAGCGGATCCCGCGCCGGGTCCGCTGACCCATCCCCGGAAGGTGGTCTCCCTGATGGAGGACTGCCGGCATTGCACCCCCTGCGCGCTCGAGCGAATCGAGAGCGCCCTGTCCCGAATGGAGATCGCGATGGCTCGCGAGACCGACCTGCTCAACGACATCAAGGCCAAGATCACCGATGTGCACGCTGACGTGCGCTCGAAGCTGGACGCCGTCCGTGCCGAGGTCTCCCCCGAGGGCCAGCAGGCCTTCGACGAGATCTCGGAGGCGCTGCGCTCCTTCGACGAGGAGATCGGCGACGCCGACGGCTCGGACACCCCGGCGGAGCCCGCCAACCCGGGCGGCACCGACAACCCGCCGGCTGGCGAGGGCACCGTCACGACTCCCGACGGCCCGGTGGCCGGCGACGAGTCGGACGCCACGCCGACCGCCTGACAGACGGCCCGGTGGCCGCGGCGCCTGAGATGCCCGCGGCCACCGGCTGCCCATCGGGGGATGGTGGTCATGAGAAATCTGATGAAGAGCCTGCTGACGTGGCGGCGAACTCCTGAAGACGCTCCGGGCGGGCAGCGCAGGGAGATCGCGGGCGTCATGTGTGCGCGGTGTGCGCGGCGCTGGCTGGTCGGGCGCTCCATTCGGCACGGAGATTGCGCCGAGTCGCTCTCGCTCGCTATCGATCAGCACCTCGCCGGTGGGCGAGGCTGATGAGAGGCTTGCTGGCCCGGCTGCGCCGACCGCGGCCGCCGGCGAACACGCACTTCCGAGAGGATCACCGCCCGCAGATCGCCTCGGCGATGTGCGACCGGTGCGCGCGGCGCTGGCTGCGCGGCAAGTCGCTGCTCTGTCCCACCTGCGGGGTGAAGCTACGGCACGCGTTCGACCTGTACTTCGAGCGGCTGCACGACGGGTCCTGAGACGTAAAGGGCGCCTCTTCCACGGGGGTAGAAGAGGCGCCAGAACGTACCTACCCCGCCTGACGGCGGTTCAGTCCGTACGGGCAGCGTAGCACACCTACGTGACAGGGAAGGAGCGCGCGTGGCGATCAACACCGAGGTCCGGCTGTCCCCCGGCTGGTGGATGGACCGGCTCTTCCGGCGGCTGAGCGACCACAAGCGCCACGAGCGGCTCAACCTGCTGCACGAGCGCTACCACGGCAACCCGCCGCTGCCGGAGGGCAACGACGTCGCCAGGGAGCTGTTCACGGCCTTCCAGAAGAAGAGCCGCACCAACTACGCCGAGCTGGCCGTTTCGGCCGTCAGCGAGCGAATGAAGCCGGTTGGCTTCCGTACCGCGGTCGACGGCGACGAGACCGGCGACACCGACGCGATCAACATCTGGCTGCGCGCGCGCATGAACATCGTCTGCGCGGACGTGCACGACCTGATGCTCAACCTCGGCGAGGCCTTCCTGATCGTCGGCTTCATGGACGAGGAGCGCGGCGTCCCGGTGGTCACCGCCGAGGACCCGCGGTGGATGGTCGGCGAGCCCGACCCGGTGGACCCGTACCGCCTGCGCGCCGCTCTGAAGTTCCTCCGCGACGACATCGAGGGCGAAGACCGCGCGTACCTTTACCTGCCCGGCGAGGTCTGGGTGGCCAAGCGCGACGCTCCGTACTCCCCGCTGTCGGCCAACGGCGCCCCCGTCGGGCCGATGAGCTGGCACGCCGAGAACTGGTCCTGGGACGCCGACCGCTCCGGCCGGCTGGGTCACAAGTACATCCCCGTGGTGCGGTTCCTGAACAAGGACGGTCAGGGCGAGTACGAGAAGCACGTCGACATCCTCGACCGGATCAACTACCAGACCCTGAATCGGCTCTGTACGGCCGCCCTCCAGGCATTTAGGCAGAGGGCGATTGAATCGGCGCGTGACCCGGACGACCCGGGCGGCGGCGGAATCGACATGGTCGACGAGGACGGCGCGCCGATCAACTACGACGAGGTCTTCACCAGCGACCCCGGCGCGATGTGGATCCTGCCGCCGGGCGCGAAGATCTGGGAGTCGTCCAGCGCGGACATGCGCCAGATCCTGGAGATGAACGAGAGCGACATCATCCAGTTCGCTGCCACTACAAAAACCCCCATGTATTACCTCAATCCGGGCGGCGCCAACCAGAGCGCCGACGGGGCGAGCATGCAGCGCGAGACCCTGGTCTTCAAGGTCGAGGACCGCATCGAGCGATGCAAGCCGCTGTGGGCCGAGGCCATGGGCCTGATCTTCCACATGCTCGGCGACAGCGAGCGCGCGGACCTGAGCAAGATCGAGACGCTCTGGGCCGACCCGCACCGGCTGAGCCTGGCCGAGAAGGCCGACGCGGCCGGCAAGCTGCAGGCCCTGATTCCCTGGCGCTCGCTAATGAAGCACGTCATGGGCTTCGACCCGCAGACCATCGAGCGGATGCAGTCCGAGCGTGAGGAAGAGCAGCTGATCGCGCTGCAGCAGCAGCTGATGCTGATGCAGCAGGAACAGGCCCAGCAGATCGCCATCGCGAACGCGAAGTCGAACGACCCGAACGCCGGCAAGCCGGGCAACAACAGCGGCGACAACACCGCAGCCGCGGCTCAGGTCGACCCGAGCAAGCAGCTGGCCAGCCTGAACGGCCTGACCGGACAGCGGCAGATCAGCTCGGGTACGACGCCGAGCGCTCTCCGGACGTAGCGAAGCCCCGCCGGAGGCAACCGACGGGGCTTCATTCTCCAGCCGTCTCACGGGCGGAGCTGGGGGCGGCACGGGGTACCGCAGTCTTGGTGCGGACCCGGTTGGCGACAGGTGGGACCGTCAACGGAAATGCCTTCCGGGCCGCAGGAGCAGCATACCAGGAGGTTGTGACATGCAGGTCATCCATGTCATCCCGGTGGAGGACGCGATCGCCCACGACGACGACGGGGTGCTGTGCATCTGCGGCCCCGAGGTCGAGTACCTGATCGGCCAGCACGGCGCTCACGGCAAGGTCATCACGCACCACTCGCTGGACGGCCGGGAGATGTACGAGGCGTATGGCACGGCGCATTGATCAGGTCAGGGAGCTGCAGGCGCTAGTAGAGGCGCAGTCGCAGGTCCGCGACCAGCAGAGCAAGCTGGCCCAGGCCGGCGTCCGGCGGGCGTTCGAGGCGGTCACCGACTTCCGCGACCCCAAGCAGACCCGCCGCGCGGTGGCCGAGGCGGTCCGGGTGGTCCAGTCGGCGCAGCGGCGCACCGCCACGGTGGCCGACGCCTACATGGCTCGCTCGACCAGCGCGATCACCGGGCGCCGGTCCAACACCGTCGGCGCCGTGGACATCCGCTCGCTGCGCCGCAAGCTGCCCCAGGACGTCATCGAGCAGCTGGCCGCCGGCGGCGACGTCACCGCGGCGCAGGCCCGGCGCGCGCAGTCCCGCGTAGAGGCGGTTCCTGCCGAAGAGGTCTACGGGCGCATCCCGGACAGCATCCGGTTCGCCACGGTGTCCAAGGGCAAGAGCGAGGAGCAGGCCCGCATCGAGGGCCTGCGCCGCGCGATGACCGTGGCCGACACCGACGTGATGCTTGCCGAGCGGGCGCAGGTGCAGCGCTTCCTGACCGAGAACAAGCCGCAGGGTGTCGTCGGCTACCGGCGCATCCTGCACCCGGAGCTGGGTTCCGGCGGCCCGCCGTGCGGGCTGTGCGTGGTGGCCAGTGACCGGCTCTACCACGTCGAGGACCTGATGCCGATCCACGCGCGCTGCCGGTGCAGCGTCGCGGTGGCCACGACCAACAACGACCCCGGCGACAGCCTCAACAAGGACGACCTGGCCCTGATCTACAAGGCGGCCGGCGGTAACACCCGCAACCAGCTCAAGACGGTGCGGGTCGAGTACGCCGAGCACGGCGAGCTGGGGCCGGTCATCGTCAACGCCAGCCAGAACTTCCGTGGGCCGGACGACTTCGCGCGCACCCAGAGCCAGGACCTGGAGACCCAGTGGTTCGCCGAGCTGGAGACGATCCAGGAAACGCTGGATCGCCTCGTCGCTCGCGCCGGGGAATCCGACGACGTCGACGAGGCGATCCGGTGGAACAGGCAGAAGATCCGCGAGCTGAGCGCGCGACTGCCCTAGAACTTCACCACCATGGCGTCGGGCGAATCGAGCCAGACCGGCTTCGGGCCGGTGTTGGTCAGCCAGGCGTAGTACTCCTCGGACGCCTCGGTCGCGTCCGGGCAGAACGAGACGGGCACCAGCCGGCCGGCGTCGAAGTCGGAGCAGGTGTCGCAGACTTCGCCCGGCGGCCCGAAGCGGCTCTCCTGGTGCTCGAACTGCCCGCGGTAGTCCACGGGCAGATGACTGGTGCCCATCGCTACTCCTCGCCGTCGTCGTAGATCTCTTCGGCGTACCGGTCGATGATCTCCCGGATCTCCGCCGCGGTGTCGTCGTCGAACGGCGGCACCATCAGCCGCCCCCGGACCTCGTCGAGCACGGCCAGCTGGCCGAGCGCCATCTCGTCGCTCTCGCCCTCGGCGAGCAGCTCTCCCGGGGTCCTCACGCCGGGACGCGCCAGACACGGCGCGCGAGCATCTGCTCGAGCTTGTCGGCGCGCAGGTCGTAGACCTCCATGACGTCCTGCATCGAGGCGCCCTGAATGCGCGCGACCTCCTCGGCCACCTTGTCGGGCTCGTCGACGTAGACCGGGTAGTCGTCGTGGTCGAACCGGTCGACGGCCACGATCATGTGGCTGGCGCCGTCGGCGACGCCCCGCTCGAACCAGCCGGCGATCTCGCGAACGCTGGTCATCGGCAGCTCCTCTGTCTAGTTGGGGTTGTCACAGCAGCGTAGCAGTCGTTTACGACATCACAGACCTCCCTCACCGGAACGCGGTGGGGGCTTTTTCATGCCCGCCATGGGCGCCCCACACCCACCAACCCGACACGGGAGACCACCATGACCCAGCCCGCCCAGCCGGCCCAGCCGGTTCACATCCCCGGTCTGATCACGACGGCAGGCGTCACGCCGAACCAGCCGCCCGCGGGTCAGCCCGTCCCGGCCGCGCAGCCGGGCACCTTCGTGCCCGCGCCGCAGGCCACCGACCCCGCCGCTCCCCCGGCTCACCAGCAGCCGATCCCGGTGTCGTCCGCCGTCCAGCCGGCCCCGGTGCAGCAGGATCCCAACCCTGCCGCCCAGCAGCCGGCCGGTCTTCAGCTGCCGACGCAGCTGCTGCCTCCGGCGGCCGTCACTACGACCAGCGGAGTTCCCGGCCTGACCGCCACGGGCAGCGACGCGGACCG